TGTAATGTTTCAAACATAGTATTAGCCCCCTATTATAAGTGATATTAATTGCTCATCTTTTCCGTAAGTACATGTTACGGAAAATTCCGCTACCCTGTTCTCTGTTTTTACATGAGTAACCTCAATGCTTTCAAGGTTTATTCCTTCAATTGAGGACACTTCTCTAAATATATAGGTTGCTATATACTCATGTCGTACCTCGATATTAGCATTGTTTAGGTATTCCAACCATGGAATACCTATATTTTGTCTTATATTATAAGTAGTTAGTATGAGCTTTAAACGACTCTCTAACATTACAATAGTTTTGTCATAATCTGTTAAAGCCAAGACAAAATCATTACCTTTTATTTGGACATCAGCGTTATCCGCTTTGACTACTAAACTATTCATTATACCGGACCTCCTGTAACACCTGTACCGGGTGTAACCCCGGAGTGTTTATGATTTTTACCGCTTGTGTTGCCGGACATATGGTCGGCCGCTTTTGAGGTACCTCCAATAGTTGCGTTTCCACCAATAGTAGTGCTTCCGCCAATAGTAGTATTACCTCCAACAGTAGTATTTCCTCCAATGGTAGTATCCCCGTCAACATGCAAATTACCTGTCATAAAAACATCAGCAGCGTCTATATTAACTGTTGTTGTCTTTATATTAACAACGTTGTTCTCTGTAAATTCAAAAAAATCACCATTTTTCTTATTTTTAATAACAAAGCTGTTAGCTTTATCTTGAACCTCCTCAAGTTGTCTTCTAGGTATTGGTTTGCCTATTATAGCAAACCCCAATTGCATACGAGAGTTCATTTGTTGTTCACTAACTACATCACCTACAAAAGGCTCTTGATAAGGTCTCTCTAATACTTGTACTAGCACCTTGTCACCGACCTCATACTTAGCCCATATCTCCCATGTCCCAGAAGCAAATATTGGAGGTATAGGCACCTCCTGAATATCCGAGGGTATGGTTTGTATTGTCTGCCCCCTCTGTGTTTTAGTTACTTTATTCAAGAACGTTAGGCTGCAAGTTCTTTTTGCATTATTTATTGTTATAATTTTACCTATTAACACCGTATGCAAATCTTCTGTTTGCTCCCTTACTGTATTAAGTAGTAAATCTAAAAAGTCATTATTAGCGCTCACCGTTTCACCACCTCTACTTTTGAAGCCTCTTCTTTTTCATTCTGCTCTTTTTGTTTTTCTAGCGACTCCTCTGATTTCTTCTTACGTTCTTCAAGTTCTCTTATTTGCTTAGAACCATAATTCCTCAACTCTTCTACCTCTATCTCCGTATCAAAATCGCCCTCATCTACTTCACAAGTGTGAGTAACTTTACTAATACACAATATCCTATCCGGCATACTTGCGTACTGAATTTTTACCAGTGTGTTGACCTCAAAAGGCATAAAGCGAGTCTTTATTTTGAACCCGTCGTCCTCTGCCGCTTGTATGCTAAGTACATCTTCAAAGTTAATCTCACTTGCTAATTCCTCCGTAGACTTTCCAGAATTATACCCTACATATCCTAAATAAGGGTAAAAATAAAGTTTCCCTTTATCTATGTAATAGTAACAATACTGGTCTTTAGCAATATCCCCCAAAATCTGTTGCAGAGTTGCATTAGATTTTGAAAACTCCTGAGCATAGGGAATTTCCGTAACCATTATTTCCCCCAATGTCAGAGATATAGTTATACCTTCTGAATTAGTATACTTACCAACTGCGTCTATCAACTCAGTTATAATCTTACGTGCGGTGTAACCTTTAGGGAACGTACAATTAATAATTTGGTTACTCCAAATGTCCCGTTCTTGGAGAGCTACCAACTTGTAAGATACATCAAGGTCTTGGTATGTGGGTAAGACCTGCGTTAATTGACCTGTAAACAATAATGTTTTTGGGGTAGCTTGTATTCCTTTTTCTGCTTCTCCGGGCTCTAGCTCATATCCTGCGTATAGAGCTATACTCGGTTTAGACGCAAGAAAAGCGCCCATTAAGGTGAGGCTGTTATCTTTAGCATTATCATAATGCAAGTTATATACCTCTAACTCTAACACATTAGAGTGTGAAGTTTTGTCACACTCTAATGTGAATTTCATATCAAAGTTTTTTGAATCTATCACTAGGTCCAAATCAGATAAGGTACACTTAGCTTCAATATATCTCCTCATACTATTCACCTACTTTAAATAAATATAACCTATAATCTTTTAAAACCTCCACAGGGTTGTTAAAAGTTGTTTTTAACAATCCTTTATATGTTATAGGCAATAACATTAATACCAAGTTTGTATACAACCCTTTGTGACGTTTAGTATAGTATAAAAGGTCTATAAAAGGTTGTAAATCAGTACAAGTATCTAGAAAAGAAGTGTCTTTGTCATATATTTGGACAATAACATCTTCATTATGGTACTTATATTCAAATTTGTTATTAAAGTATATAAATTCAAACTTTAATTTCTCCCCAAAAGCTATACACTCTACGGGTTTCGTAAACTCAGAAAGCTTACTAAAATCTATTGGAATCTCAGCAACAGGGTATTTTTGAATTAACCCTCTTACGTCATCAAGGTTATATTGTATTTGCATTAGTATAACCTCCTAAGAATACTTGTCTCAACTTAGACACTTCGGTATTCACCACAGCCTGCACCGAGTTGAACACTTGTTGTGTTTTAGTTGTTTTAGTTGTGTCTGCATTCTCCAACGCTGACCCATAAACTGACCCGTGTCTTATTTCTAAAAAAGATAACGTTACGTATATTACCTGTCCGTCACTAAACTCCTCTTTTTCCTCCACCTTAGTAATTACCATATTTTCCAATACTTGGTAATTAGTCAAGAGCACCAGAGTAGATTGGTAACCTTCAGTACAGAATTTCTTTAATACTGACAGCCAAAACCTTCTATTAGGTCCTATTAAAGCCACGTCTAAAGTAGCTGCTGCACTTTTCCTATACTTGTGGTCGTTATCTTCAAAACCAAGTTGTGTTTTTCTTGTAGTAACTCCTAACTCACTAGTAACTCCATTTTGCATTGTATATAGAGGTAAAGCGCCATAAATGACGCTTACCTTATTAGTTATGGTACTTATAATATCTGACATACCTATAACCCCCTCTTACCTTTTTTTAGCCAACTGTATCAAATCTTTAACAGTTGTGTTTTCATCAATGTTTTTTAAGTTGATAGTCACGTATTGCCCGTCACCGTTCAACTCTCTATTTCTGTCTCTCAACTCGATAAACCTGTCAAAAATATCAGTAACAGGTTTAACTTGTTTTGCCCGCTGGTCTAACTCAATAGCTTTTAGAGCCTCTCTTTGAGCTCTAAACAAATCGGCCCTTTTTATTTCTGTGGTTAAAGTGTAACCCATATCCGCTAGAACCTTTTGTATTCCTTTTATAGCTGTGATAGTAGCCACATCAATAGCATGGTCTTGAGCCTGCTTAGCCGACCCTTTCTTACCGTCTTTCTCTTTTCCCTTACCGGTACCGTTACCTCCGCCACCGCCTTTACCTTTTCCATTACCTCCACTCTGTCCGCTGTCGGTAGGTAACAAGCCGCTATCTTCCATAAACTTCTTGGCTTTATCCATAAAACTTTCACCGTTTTTAGAGTCTAACGCTTTTTGTTTCTTTTTAGCGTCATAAGCACTTTGGTTAGCGTCCCTTGATGTAGCCCCTTTACTTTTAGCGTCTGCGATACTTTGTTTAACTTTATCCAAAGAATTTTTAGTCCCTTGAATCTTCCCATTTTGCCTCTGTGCTATACCTGTTTTCAAACCGTTTGCCTTTGAAGTATACGAAGCCTTTTTACTGCTAGCCTTGTTCCCTAAACTAGTAGCAACATTTTCAATGGCTTTGTTTATACCTCCCAGCCCAACTAAATCAGCTACTCCTTGCATATTCCGAGCTAAAGAAGCGATACCATTAAAAGTTTTTGCGAAAACATCTGAAATAGCACTAGCTACATCAAAGCAAAACGCCTGCAATCCGTCAATGGCATTAGCTGCTTGGTCGGCAAACATAACAAAGCCCCCAGCTGCTAAAGGTATATTCATAGTAAAAGCGCCTACTATCATTAAAGCTATCCCTGTAAAAAATTCTACCCATGGGGAGAACATTTGATAAACGTATAAAACAACCTCTAAGAAAGCTGCCTCAATACTATATACCCCTACCCAAAAATACTCTACAACATAGCTCCACGCATTTACCATAAACAAAGTTATCTCGTCCCAGTAAACATAGAGAGCCACAAAAGCGGCTATAACTGCTACCACCACAATTGTGATGATTAACAACAAGCCCATTAAAGGTGCCAAGGCCAACTCAAAGCCCATAACCGACACAGTTGCACCACCAAAAGCTAAAGATAAACCAGACATAACTAATGCTATCCCTATTATTGACCCGATAACTAATAACCCTACCCCAACTAAAGCGGCAAGTACCAGCCCTGTTAACACTATTGCGGTTACTAATTTAGGGTGGGCTGCAACAAACTTACCAAAAGCTTCAACTATCTGTGAAACAACTTTTAAAACTGGCACTAAAGCTACTGACAACGCTTGATAAACCGAAAACTTTATTTGGTCAAATTGGTCAGCAATATTTTGGGACATTCCAGCTAGTGTGCTCATCTGTTTACTCATTGCTCCTTGAACACCTTTAGCTTTACCTAAACTAACAACGTAATCATAAATAGCTTTTTTAGTAAATGCTATTTCTTGTTTTTGTCCTCTAAAGTTCATTATTAATTTGTTCCCTTGCTTCTCTACACCTATACCCATAGACCTTAATCTCTTAAAAGTTCCCCCTGAGGCCATTTGAATTGTCATAGACATATCCTGAACAGAACGCCCCATTGCGGAAGCTACTTCCCCTAACTGATACATCTCTTCTCTAGTAGGAGTTAAACCTATGTTTACCAATTGATTATAGGCGGGTATCAAGTCTAAAACAGACCCCGGCATTTTTGTTGCCAACCCCATTAACTCTTTAAATACCCCAGCACCTAACTCGGTACTTTGAAGCATTGTTTGCATATTTATTTGGTACTTCTCAAACTCAAAACCCGTAGCAGCTAACTCGCCTACAAAGTTCTTAACTCCTCCCATTATATTTTTACCCATGTAAAGAGCACCCATACCAGAAAAAGCACCACTCATTTGCGAAAATGCGGTTTTCAAACTTTGGGTATCCATTTGAGGTTTAATTGCAGGTGTTAAAGGGACCGAAGTTGCTTTACCCAACGCTGTTTTTACATTTTGTGTCATCTTACTCAAAGAACCGGTGTCTACCTCTACTTTAAGCTTGGGTATATTATTCCCGGCCAAGGCAGCTGCCAAGTCTTTTTGAAGTTGTCTCAATGAAGCCATGTTAGGGGAAAACGTAACACTAACCCCTGCTTGACCTACCATAAACTACCTCCTTCTCTTCATACTTTTTTTATACTTTTCCTCCGCTTCTTCATCAGAAATCTCTAGAAAAGATATCGTTTTATATATCTCTTCATAAGACCAAGTCTCTAAGATAACATAGGGCGAAAGTCCAAACTCACGCCCTATTTTATGAGCATACATCTCCTCCGGTGAAAATAAGCTGTAATAGCCAAAGGTATCTAACCTTAACTTTTTTTCACCGTCGACCAACACTTCCTTAAAGAGCGGAGGTTTATTTGGGAGAACATATCCTAATTGTGAAAGATAACAGAGATAAATAATCTCTGACACCTAATAAATCAAGTTGCACTTTCGCAACGTTAAAGTCTCGTGTTAAATACGAGTTTATTTTTGTTATAGTGTTTGTATCCAGTTCAAGCTGACCCGTAGTTGGGTCCTGTATTCCAGTTATGAACCCGATGTACTCTAGCATGTTTTGTGTGCTTTTAGTTCTTATAGTGATACTAAATAACACGTCCTCTTCTTGGTCCTCAGAAGCTGTACTGTCCGCCAAATAAAACTTATACGTTTTATTTGGGTTTCCAAAGTTCTTTTCCCTTCCTACATAACCGTTTAATACAGGCTCATCACCTTCAACTAACTCCGTAAAATTCTTAAAATCTTCCATTTTCTCCTACCTCCTAATTTATATAGTTGTTTTATAAGTTACAACGCCTCTTGTACCGTAAAAAGATATTTTACCCTTAGGCGCGTCCTCAGATACTGCATTATCGTAGTCTAAAGCTGACATAAAGTTACCGTCTGTATAAGGTGATACCTTATACTTATTGTCTATTCTCTCATAGACTGTAATTGTTAAATCTGGGAAATTCTTAGACTTCATGTCTTGAAAGAAATTCTCTACTCTTTCCATTACATCAGAAAACGGAGGTACATTAGCGTCTAGAGTATACGGTACATTCATTTTCATAGAGGCTATTGTTCTTCCCTTTGTTGATTGACGAGTGCTTGTCATATCATTTTGAGGTGATATATCTATACCTCCGTCAAATTCGTCAATTATTATCTGGTCGCCTTGTTTATTCTCAATTATCATAAAACCATTAGTTATATAAGCCATGATTAATTACCTCCTATACTATCCATCTTTATTTCTACTTTCCCTTTTATTATAGCACCTTGAAAATAAACTTGGTAAACTATTTCAACCTCACGATTAACAATAGAAGCTACCTCTACCGAGAACAATCTCTCACCGTCAACGCCTTTCGCGTCTTCTGGATATATGATGTTTCTATTAGCAAAATCTCTTAAAATTGATTTTCCACGTTCTACTATTCTAGCAGCGCCTACGTCATTTGCCGCAAACTTATTACCTTTAGTATTTTCTGTTACAAAGAATTTAGTTAAACCAACCCTCATGTACTCATCAATAGCTATTTCCGCAAGTACATAATCAAACCAAGTAATACCGTCCATAGCCTTACCATAGTAAATTATGGGCATTTGGTCTTCTACGGTACAGATATTAATACCTGTTTCCGATAAATTTGAAGGTCCTATTAACATATTTTTTTCCGTATCGTCATAATTTGACCCCAACATACCTGAAAGTAAAGTTGAAGAGAAAACCACAGACCCTGGGAAAAATCTCGAACGGGTAGCAACTAAATTTGCAACTTGTTTTTCCGCTACATTAGCTGCAACGAAAAACCCATACTTATCTTTAATACCCTTAACATTTGTAATTATGTCTGAAGGCGTAGCTCCTGCTGGAGATTGTGTCAACCAAACATATCTATTCTTCAAAGCTGCTATACCCGCTTTAGCGTCCGCTAAACCAGTCGCTGTACCGTCAGCTATTAAAGTGTAAAACCACGTTTTAGGTACTTTTAAATCTAAATAAGCTAGCATATCTGCATAAGTTCCACTAGCTACACCGTATACCATTAATTTATCTGGTTTTGGAGAAGCCCCAAAGAAATCACGTGCATATAAATACTCATCATCAGTGGCCAAAACCCCTTTAGATAACAAATCATTTGCACTTGTTATATAAATAGGTAAATTGTCTGCTCCGTTATTTATATCTTTTGTTTTTGATAGTAACAAAACGCTATCAAAAGGTCTTGTCGTTAAAGACAAAGCTGTATTAATTACATCTATTTGTACTAAAGCGTTTCTACTCATTATAATACCTCCTATATTTTTAAACTTGTAAAAGTCTCACCCTCTGCATGCTCTTCAACTGTATAACCGAAGCGTATGCTATAAATACTGCACATGTAATTTTCACCATTCAAAACAACGTGTTTTGTACTCATTAAAGAAGTTCTACGAGACAGTATACCCCAATTGTAAAACAATTGCGGGGTATATTTATTTTTTATGTACATCATCTTCTGGTTACATAAAAAATTAGAATAACGAAGAGGGTCTTCTCTACTAAAAATCTTTACTACTATATTACAGAATTTTCTGTACTTGAAAGTATACTTTAAGCCATTTGTAGTATTTTCAGTACCGTCTAAAACGGAAATATCATCTCTGTTTGTAGTATTTTCCATACTATAAACCGCAAAATCTCCCGGCAGATACCCATACATATTGGATATATCCCAACGAGGTACTTCTACAAAGGCGCTTAAACCTACCTCTCTTAAGTAGTTATACCAAAACTTAGTAATCTCTCCGTAAACTCCTGTGGCGGGTAGCGGTTTGTGCCAACTGACTAAGTCAGCTGACTTTAAAGCGTGCTTCTCAGCGTTTATAATATTATAAATCTGAAAAACTTTATCCTCTACATACACAGCGTCTCCCTGTGAAATTTCCAAGGTTTTGTTTACGTGCCCGTCGGACACTCTTACAGCAACTGTGGGTACTCTAAAGTTAAGCACGTAAAACTTAACCTCATTACCTAAGTTGGTAGGTCTATTCAATTCCCCCATAGTTGCATTATACTTAACGACTTTCTGTTCTAAATACCCTTTTATACGATACTCTTCAAAGTGTTCTTCTAAGTTACCGTTTGTATTTACAATATCAACTCGTTTCAAAAACCTAAGTTCTTCTTCTAACTTTACCATTTCTGACAATTGTGGCATTAGAAATACCTCCCTTCTCCATTAATAGAAAATACTACACTACTAAGCAATCTCCCGGTTTCAAACAAGGGGTCATTAAATCCTTTTCTAAAAATGGTAGCGTCAGCATTTACCGGACTAGCAAACCTTTCAATGGCTAGTTTGTGGAAATTGTTTAGGTCCTCACCTATAATGTAGCCAGCTCTCTCAGGTGTTTCGCTAGCCCAAATATCGGCATATCTATTTAAACTAGATTGCAGATAATCTTCTACAAAAGGTAAAGGGTTACGAGCAGGTACCGTTACCCCCTTACTGTTTGTCCCACCGTTAATATTTATCCTATAAATATCTGCGGCGGTACCTACCCCTTGATAAAAGCCATAATCGTCAAATACAGCACTCTCAACTGATAGTGGCTCGACATTAAACTCAAAAAATTCTACTTTGGTTTTTACAGCTACATTCATAGTAACCTATTTTGTAGAAGCTTTTGAAGTAGAAGCTTTGGGAGTAGTCTCTTCTGATTTACTAATGTCGTCCGCCTTTTTTGTATCTTCCGTTTTAGGCACTACATCTTCCACCTGCTTTACATAATCAGCCCACATTCTGAGTATTCTTGATACGTCAAGTGGAGTATATTCTGGTTGAGAATATCGAGTACCTACGACTAGGTTGATATATCTACCGGTATATCTGTTAAAAACCCTGCCTGCTTTTATTACTTCTGCTGTCATATCGTTACCTCCTAAGAGAAGAATTTTAAAAAATGTTGAGGAGTTTTAGCTAACTCCTCCGGTGACTTAAAGTCACTTGTATATTTTGACACTATCGCTTTAAACTGCTGACCATGGACTGTTTGGTCCAAACCTAAATCAGCTTCTATCGTACGATATGAAGCTGACAAATTTGGTACTCTAACACCTATAACATCTCTTAAGGCTAATACCGCTAAATGTCTAGCTAGGTATTTCTGCAAAAAAGATATAATAGTGAGGTCTGTAAGACCTGTAATAGTCCCAACAATCACAATAGCGTCATCTAACGCAGATTGAATGTCACTGTCTGGTATCTGCCAGCTGTCATCTACCTCTGTCTCAGATAATTCCGGGCAATTAGCCCGTATATCCTTAATGGTTAGCATAAAGCTTCACCCCCTAAACCTACGCTTGCGATTCTATGAAATTTTTAAAGATGTGCTCTTGCAAAGAAGACACGCTTTTTATTTGTTTATTTGTTATATACTCAGGATAAGTTTCCTTTAATACAGCTAAATCAGTTATGCTGTCTAACTGTGTTTTAAAAGTATGCTCTTTTTCCTGTCTCTCAGCTAGTTCTTCTGGAGATAAAGTCTCTGAAGCTGGTACCTCCGCGGGAGCATTTAAGACACCCTGTGCAGAATTAGTTACATCTAGTAAGTTATCAACACCCACTAATACCTTGTCACCTTCAAAAACTGCAACATTTAATTCAGTACAGCTTTTTAGTATTGTATCCTCATCATAATCAGCCTCAATATCCAAATCTATTGACTTCATGCTTTCTACGTGAAAAGTCTTACTGACTTTTTCACCTAGATTTATCATTGCATTGTATATTGTATTGTTAATTAATTTCCATGTTTTCATTCTAATACCTTCTTTCATCATTTTATTTTATGGTAATGTAACATTCATAATAGCTTGTGGATAATAAGCTATTACTTCAGATAATTTCTCTTCAATAGCTAATGACATTGTTCTAGCAACCGTCCACGATTCATACATAGGGTTTGCAACCATAATAGATTCGTAGTTTTCAGGTATGTCATCTAATACCATCATTTTAGGTTTACCAGTAGCTAAATCTTTAAAGTCCTTAATTGGTATTATTCTACCAAATAAACCTCTGTTGTTCAGTTTAGACATTATTGATTCACCTGTATCTGTAACTGTTGAGTAATTTTCCATTAATTTAGCATATACTGACTTATCCATAACTAATGTTCTTGCATTAAATGTCTCATTATTTAGAGCATTGTTCTCAAACTCATCAGCTAATTTGATAAAGGCATTCAATATTTGTGCACCTGTCGCTGTTGCTAAAGTAGCTGTGAAAGTGTAGGCTCTTGACCCCGGTGTTGTCATTAAACCGTTTAAACCTAAAGAAGCGTTACCATAAATTAGCATGCTGTTTTCTTGTTCTGCTATACTTCGGACATTAGAATTTATTTGTCTTTGGTAAACAGCTGCCACTTCATCGCCTGAAATAGAAGACAAAGCATCTGCTTGTGCTACGGTCATTTGAAACCCTGTTCTTATAAAATACAATTTAGCTGTTAAAGTCTTTTTATCTTCAACTCCTCCTAAAGGTAAATCGTCATTTCTTTCAAAAACAACTTCTGATGTTCCTTTAGTCTCAAATTTACTATACTCAACGTACTTGTCCCCAATCTGTAAATTGTACCCACCTGTATTTATAGGGACTAAAATTCTCCCATACAGTTCCGGTAATTTTTCTACCAATTGCTTTTGTAGTTCAACCGTAAAAGGTTTTTCTATTTTCATGTCATTTTGATTTATTATTTTATTCTCTCTCATATCGACCCTCCTTAAATTAACCCTCTTAAATTACAAGGTATTATACTTCCAGCGGCCCCTGCTGCCTCTGCTGTTATGTTTGGTTTTCCAGATGCTAAAGCGGCCACTATGGGTTTAACTGTTAAACCGTTAGTGTCTATCTCTAAGATATCCCCTGCCTTTACAGCTGCGGAACACTTTAAATTAATAGGTCCGTTTTGTAAAACATGCACTGACCCCGGAGTTATTATCTTTAACTCATCAGGTTTAGTTTCGTCGTCCATTACATTATCTGCCTGATAACAAACGAAACCTGCAAATTTTCCAGCTGCTGTATATCCTACTACTCCCGGTTGCACACCTTCTAAAATAGTGTCATCATAGCATACAGCTTGACCTATTCTTAAAGATGTTATTGGCGTTCTTACTAACATCTGTCTCGATACAATGTCTACCTGTGTTCTTGGGTGTTGCCCAATTACTCTTCTAAAGTTCATCTTATTTACCCCCTTTATTATAACTTCTATAAACGCTGAAATCTACGCTCGGAGAAATTGATTCTCCACTTTTATTTTCCACATATGTATTGTCGGGTGCTTTCATGTTATTTTTTAACATAGCAGCAGACGCCTCATAAACAGCCTCTATAACTTCCTCTGATTTACCTTCTGCAATAAACGCAGAGTTTGTTTTTAATATTGTAGCCAACTTCATAGCTTTTGAGTCCATAACCTCTGAAAATTCAACCATTTCCCCTAAATTCTCTCTGATTTCTCTAACTAAATTTACTTCTTCTGCTTTGTTTTTTTCTGCTTCTAAGCTTGATATGTTAGCTTTTAGCTCCTCTATCTCTGCATTAGCGCTCTTTAAACTTGTGTCTAAATTGACTTTTTCAACTTCCAAGCTCTTTTTTTCACTATCTAAAGAGTTTACTTTTTCAACTAACTCGGCTGTCGTAAACTCTCCAATGTTTGTTATTAGCTTTTCCATGTCGTCCTCCTTGTTATATTTTATTTTCACATCTGCCCCAGCTCTGCCCTTAACACCTTTTGGTAATAAGGCTAGATGATTTCCCTTTATAGCATGTTGTTCATAAGTTCCGTCTTCCAAAAGTTTCGCCTTAGCAAAGTAACCAGCGGAAACCTCTAGCTCGGTATTCTCTTTATGCATTTCTTCCAGATATTCAATTGTTTCAGGGTCTTCTATCTGTAATTGGGCTTGGAGAAATTTTTCATTTTTCTCAACCCCTATTATAGTACCTTTTTTGTATTTTGTCAAGTTGAAAGCGTTTAAACGCTGGGCTGGGTGGTCTATTGTAACTGTTTTTCCAACAAAACTTTTAATTGCTTTTTCATTAAGAGACTCATCAGTAACCCTCTCGATAAATTTTTCACCTGATTTACCTAAATAAATCATATCCCGGTCAACCTCTAATATATTGGCTTTTACAATTAAAAACCCTTCATCAGTGTAGTTTAAACCCCCTTGTAAAGTGTCTATTACAGTATTAGTTTTAAAATTTTTCATATTTAATTACCTCCATACGTATTTAAAATTGCCTCTGTATATCTGCTATCTAAATAAACTCGATAACATCTGCAATTAGGTTCTTGTTTAGGGACTATATTCCTTCCGTCAGAAGGGACATACCCGTCAACACAGGCCCCCTCCTCGTTAAACTCATGATTTTCCCTTTCGTCATGAGTTGCCCTAGCTTTACCGTCATTTATGATACCCCAAAAAAAAGTATTTAACCCTACTTGCTTAAAATGCTTACTCTCTAAAACAGTAAACAAAGAGTTGTGGATATTTACCGCATAAAATATAGCTACATTTTCCGAAGCTGTCTTAGACTTCTCTATAAATTTCTCTGGGTATCTCTGCAACTGCATTTTTAGAATATCGTAGTATCTAGCCTGAGCACTTTCAATGTTTTTTTGCAGGTCTTTTAAGTCCCCTCCAAGGCCTCTAACTAAGTCTTCTTTTATCTTAGCTAATAAAGCAGGGGTGTACAAATTCAACCTTCTCAACTCCTTACCAATAGCCTTTAAGATATCATCGACTACCAATAGAAAAAAATAGCTGGCAAACTTCTTGCTCTCCTCATCACTCAAGGTGTCTAAGTATTCCTGCAAATACTCATCAAAACTATCAAGTAGCTCTTGTTCTGATACCTCTTTTCCTAGTAAGAAAGCTCTAAAAGCTTCATTATTTTTTAAAAGGAAGTCAGATAATTTATTATCTAGCGCTTCCGAGATTGCTAGGGTCATAGTCTACCCCCTCCGAAGTCCCACCACTAGGTGGTAATTTCTTATTAACTTGTGTGGAATTATTACTTTTTGTACCGTTTATTGCTGTTGCAAGAGATGTGTTCCTATTCTGGGCATTATCGTTATTGTTGGTATCCCCTTTATCTTGAGTTCCTGCTGTATCTATGGAACCGGGCATAACGCCTTCACTTTCCCCTAAAATTTCAAGTAAGTCCTCAAACTCAAAAGGGACAGACCCATCTTCTAACGACTTTATCATTTTACGCACATCAACTTTATTTCCAAACCCTAAATTTCTTATATTCTGCAATATGTTTATTTGTTTTAGTATATAGTCAACGTCTTGTAACTCCTCAACGTCTTGTGTTAATAGAGGTACTAACTTCTCACTATCCAACAAGGTATGTGCGGTAGCCGCCTCCAAAGCCGAAGCTATTTGTGCTTTGCTTGGGACATACCAGTTAGTTTTTAAAAAAGTCACAGTATCTCTTAAAATCTTTAGATTTTGTTCTACGATACTCCCCTCTAATAATGCTATTTCTGATTTTTCTTTAGCGTCTAATTCTACCAGCTCAGGCAAAGCTATCGAAAAACTGTTTTTTATATTCAACTCCCTACAAATTATTTCAACCATTTGCCTAACAATAGGTTCTATTCTAGAACGGAAGAGTCTTGTTAAATACTCCGCATACCTCTTAGCGTCCTCTTTAGCGCCCGCAATTGCTCCAGCACTGTTTCCAATTAACCGTTGCTTAGGTATATTGGTATGTATTGACAAAATCGTTCCAGCGGCATTTATGTACTTCTCAGGGTCTATCCCTCTAGAAGTGTCTACGGACCTAAGCTCATCATCTTTACCTATTAAAGCTAAAGTAGATGAATTTATCTCTTGCTCCATTTTATTAACCCCACCAGATAGTGTAATTGCCTCTGCATTCTGCTTTGATGTAGCATACACTAAGAAATTTAACCTATATATTAATTGTCCTATTGACCACTCAACAGCATCGAAAATTATAAATCTGTCCATTAGTTGTTGAAAGATACTTAAACCGAAGCTATCCGGTTTAGCAAACTCTTCAGTAAAAATAACTCTTGACGGGTGTATCAGCACTGTTTTATCCTGTACGATTGAAGTGTTACGGTCAGTAGGTGAGGGGTTTAAATCTATATTTAGATTTAAAGCATTTGGTCTATATTGAGATATTTTAACCTCATTTATAAGGCCATAAGAAGAATCCAGTATATTAGACTCCTTCTTTAAGCTCCTTATGTAGTCCTTCTCTATCACATTAAACCCTTCAACTTCAAATTTATTTGATAAAGGGTTAGAGGTACTGCTAGACACAGACTCTCGAGCGCTTATATACGCCAAAGAATACCCATAACGTCGGCTAGATATCAATAAATCTTGCACCTTTTTTAAGTAATTTAATTTAGACAGTCTTTGATTAACTAAATTAGTCTTTTTCCTATCTATGGACCCGTCCGCCTTCAAGATATTTATAATAAGTCCTTTTTTTAAAGCGTCTTGTACGGGGGCCTCCAAAACTATCCTAGACAATTCGTTGGAAGCTAACAAATTATCAATAGTATCACTTGATAATATTGTAGTATCCGCAACTGTCTGGGAAGCTAACGAATCTTGATTAGCTCTACCTTTTGTTGAATTAGTCGCACCACCCTGAAAAAAGTTCTCACGTAACGATGGCTCTACCGTAGTTATAACTTTAGTTTCATTTTCCATAATTCCCCCTTTAATTTCTATTACTTCCGTAAATAAAATGATGTATGTCTCCGTAATTTCTGTTTAAAAATATTTTTCCGGCATAAGATACTGTATCCACAAAATCATCATGAGCGCCATTTGGGAACACCAATAGCTGCTTTTCTAATGATACTAAGTCCTCTATATCTTTATTGTGATATACTTTACCATTTTCATATAAGTTTACCATAGGCTCTGCTCTTAATAATTTATCAGTTTCCCCTGACAACTCTTCAATAGCGTACCCTTCTTCCCTAAGCTTTTGACATAGGAAAGTCCCACCTTGTTTATCCTCAATATATGTTTCGTGAGGTTTTTCGCGTAAAATAATATTTCTCAGTAAACCTACTTGTTTAGGTATGCTTACACGAGCATGGGTTACGTTTAATAGTAGCAGCTCCAAATTTCTAGTTTGAAGCCATACTGATATAACTGTTTCATCATTATGATTAGCCTCTTTCATAGCTGTATCCACAGTTATAAATTTATAGCACTCAGCCAGCAACCTTTTTTCAATGGTACCGTCTGAGGTATACAACAATATATACGGGCCAGATAACGAGAAATATTGAAAATACTCTTGTTTGAAATGGTCCCCGTCTTCGACCGTCGGGCTTTGTTGAAACAGAGAGGCCCAAGTCCGTTTATTCATTTTATAAGGAGCGAAGTAGTCAGCGTTAAAACCGCCCTCCGGCCACAAAAACTCACCCTTTTTTCTTCCTAAAATATCGTCTTCATCAGAATCATGCTCTGCTTTTAACACTAATTGCGCAAAATTCTCATCAGCTGAAGACTTTACAAGTCCTGCTAAATCGTTTTCGTGCCACCTCGTCATTATTATCAATGTTATAGGGTTCCCGGGGTGTCTTCTTGTTCTCAAATCATCTTCCCAAGCTTCCTTGATACGCTCTCTTCGGATAACTGAATTAGCGTCTTTTCTGTTTTTAACAGGGTCATCAATAATCAAAAGGTCCGCACCTTCCCCTGTGACTTTACCGTCAATAGGCGACCCTATAAACCTTCCACCCCCCATAATAGACCACACAGCCTTACTTTTTTGGCTTGGATTGATAGGATAAACACCAAATAAACCGTGATATCTATCGTATAAATCTCTATTCAAAGCTCCTGATTTCTCAGCTAAAGAGTCGCCATATGTAGTAACTATTACTGACTTTTGTGTTTTCAACATAAACCAGCTCGGAAAAGCGTTCGTAATCGTAGTAGATTTCAAATGTCTGGGAGGCATATTAATAACTATATTTGTACCATGTCCTCCTGTTTTAATAAGGCCCATTACTGCTAAAGTTAAGATGTCGCACAACAGTTCTATATGTCTCCCTTTTATTAGGGAGTTTGTAGCTGAAAAAGTATCCTTAAAATAGCTGTAATAACTCATCACAATAAGCTCATTATGTGTATTTATAATATCTATTTGCTCCTTACGTCCTAAAGTCCTTATGTCCAACTCCTCTAAGGTATGCTCTGCTTGTTTTATATTAAAAAATTCTTGCCACTTATGGTTAGAAGGGTTATAATTTATGTTATTCTTTTCACAAAATCTGAACACAATCTCAACCGCCCTGTTGGCAAAAAAATTCTTACAATATTTTCTCTCTATCATTGTTAAAACCTCCTCTTTGTTAATTATAACACTAAATTTGTAAAAAGTAAATAAAGACCGTACTTATACGGTCTTTATTAGGAAGGAAGAAAACTGCACATCTATTATACCCCAATATATAGCTCTTGTCAAATAAAAAAAAGCCACTATTTAGTGGCTTACCCTCATTTACAACATAGATTACAAAAATTTAGATTACAAAAAATTAGATTATAATTTGAATTTTATCACAAGGGAGAAATGCGAAAACGCCCTCGTAATAAAATTGCACTAGCTCCTATGATTAACTAGCCTAGCAGCTCAAACAGATAATAGGTTTTACAGCCTAATCATAAAATGACCGCGTGCCCCCGGGGAGGAGAGCCCTTTGACACACCTTACTATCTTCCTAGGTGTTCTACTGCATAGTTATGATACCATTATTTCAGTATTTTGTCAATCAAAAATACTATGGCGCCTATAAGAAATATTAAGGCGCCTAAACCCGCGCTTACAATTAGTGTCTTTTTCATAATTTTATTGTACATTCTACCAAGTTTAAAGTCTGCGACTTTTTTGTGCAAAAGAGTAATGGCCACATCTATGGCCACGTCCAATGCAAAACAAACTAGTGAAAACATAAAAAATTTATACATTAACACAAAACATACACTGTAAATATTTTCTAACATACTATCCTCCCTAAGGTATTTAAAAATAAGACACCTACTAGCGTTAAAAGCCAGCAGACTCCCGCTATAAAGGCCATACCGAAACTAGCCTTTACCAAAAACATAACAAATTTATATAATCTAGAAGTTGACAACTCTAAATTACATACAGGATATAGTAGGCATAAGCTAAAACCTAAAATGAACCACCACAACCCTGACAGTAACCCTAAAAAAATTATTTTTGCAAAAATTATTGCTAAAGTCATCTTTACACCTCCTTTCAAATTAAATAGCCCAGATTAATAGGCCCAATAGTATTACTATTAGTACAACTTCCATACGACACCCCCTACAAACCTAACCATAACCAAAATAAACCTATAATAACACTCATTATTAAGGCCATACCCGACACTAACCCAAGGCAAACTATAATAACATCTAAAAAACATTGCAAAAAGAATTTTGACATCTTTTCACTACGCGTTCTAAATACTCTAGTGACACAAAAATCACCCATTGCATCTAAAAAGAAGCATAACAATCCTATTGTGGCTGCTGTCAACATAAACTTTAAGCAAAATTCGTAGGCTACTGATACTTTATCCATTTTCTTCTACCTCCTATTTAATATAAAATTATTATACACTATAAAATGTATAATGTCAAGCTTTTTTGTAAAAAATTTTTATTCGTCCTCTAAAGTTACAATATCATCAGTGTAACTACCTCTTCCAGCAATCTTATTTAGCCTATTTACTAAATCTTTCGACGTAGTTGTCTCAGAATTAACAACTAAAGTGTTATTAGTGACATTTTGAGCCACTTTTGGACCGTATTTATCAGTTTTTAATTGTGATAACATAAATTTTTGCATATTTCCGTCCTGCACCCACGACATTTTCTGTGTCTCCTCAATCAAAATCTTTCTTCCTTTAGATACAGCAAACTTTCTAACAACCTCAGGCTTATAGTAGCCTATAGCTCTTTGCATAGCTGCATTTTCTATCTTAGCCACCGAAAAATTTGTCGCCTCCATAAGCGACACATATAATTCATAAAAAGTCTCACGAGCCAGCGTAAACTGGTATAAACTAACCCCCAGCTGCTTAGCTATCATCTCTAAGCTAAACCCGTCAGCTCTCCAATCCATAATATCTTGCAATCTAGGCTCTATTTTAGTTGCATAAACAGCTTTCAAGTTTACCAACTGCCTAGAATCTGGTACAACTCCTCCTATAATAGAGCTAGGTGGCAGGTACTCAGTGTTGTGAATATCCTCCAACTCCCCTGTATCCTCGTAATCAAATTCTTTACCCTCCCCTGTATCCTCAAAGTCCTCAGCGCTTTTCTCATAGCCCGGATAAAGTGAAGCTCCTTCACTATCAAACTCGCCATGAAGCGGGGGAGTTTGAGAAAGTCCTTTAAAGTCCTCATTTTTCATAATTTCCTCCTTTATTAATCTTATTTTAATTTTCTATTTATATTTTGCTCTGTACTCACGTGTGGGTAGCGTGTGCGACCCTTTAACCCTTCTTTTAGGTACAAAATGACCTCAATTTTTTACCCCTCGGGTCAGGCACTACCTTCACAAGCTTAGTAAAAACGGGCTATTGCGGCTTTTTATATTGTTATTTATTATTTTTCTTTGTTGGTCGCCTTTGGCTCGCGGTCTACTGTCGCAATACCAGTATTATAGCATATTACCGACGTTTAAACAATAATAAGGTTTAACGGTGCATAGGGCACAATAATAGCAACAAAGCCAATAACAACGGTAGCTGGAGCCTGTAAGGTATATAAAAATATACATAACACAGAC